AATGCTTGTGGTACATTTAACTGAACACTACTGTTTGAACTACCATTTGAAAATACAGTCACATTATCTGCATTTGTATCTAAATGAGTGATTCCACCAATGTAAAAGTTTGAGTTGCCAGGTGTAACAATTAAAGCATCTGTTGCATCAGCAGCTCCACCAGCATAAACAAATCTAAATGAAGATCCAGCTATAGGTGCTGGTAATGTATATGTATTATCCTGTGATCCATCTGGTACAAGTAAAATTCTACCACTATGAGTTGCATTAGTTAAAGTTACGTCACCATCAGATAAGCTAACTGGTGCGCCACCTAATGTTGTGACCTCTGTGATTGTACCAGTTGTTGCATTTTTACTAATAGTTTTGATTGTGCTTTCAGATCTAATAGGACCTGAGAATGTTGTATTAGCCATGTAAATCTCCTTGTCTTGGCTGTTGTCGAAGTTAATTCTTCGTCAAGGTAATTTAAGTATATACAAAAAAAAGGGGTCTGAAAAGACCCCTTAATAAAAAACGAACAATTGTTCGCTTATGCGCCTGGTGATCCGAACACACATCTTGGATCTGAAAAGCCAAAGGCATAACGCTCTCTAGCTTTGTATCTCATGTTACCAGTATCGAAATCAGCTTCCATACTTGTACTTAATGGTGTTCTTTCAAAATACTTGAAACCATTAGGTGCATCTGTCTTTAAGAAAAACGCATCTGTGTCTGTTAAGAAATGGTTAATTGTATAACCCTCTGGTAACATACCCATGTTTTTGATTGCGTTTAAATCATTGTCAGAAGTACCTGTTCTTAGTGTTGACTCAAGTAATCTATCAGCAACGAATTGTAATGCTGGTGGAACAATAAGCTTCATGCCTCTCAAAGCAACAATCATATTTCTCTCATCAACAAATTGTGAAATGTCAATAAGAGCATTTTCTAATGATGTCTCATTAAGGTCTGCAGCTACAGTAAATTCATTTCTAAATGTACCACCACCACCTAAAGGATGATCTGTTGCACAAAGCTCTTTACCATCACCACCTGTAAAGCTTGAGTCAAACGCATTGTTTAACACTGCAGCGGCTTTGATTTGCTTTGTGTGTGACATTGATCTTGCTAACGCTCTTGTATATCTTCTTCCGAGTTGATCATACAAGTTGTCTTCCATAGCTTCTTCTGTTAAAGCAAAAGCCAATGAAATTGTTTCCATTGTATATCGTGAAGTATATACTTCGTTTGCATCATCAAATGCTACTCCAGCACCTTCAGATTTAGTTTGTGCATTACCAAATCCACTTAACATTACTTCTTCTTCGAATGCTCGATCTGAAGTTTCTGTCTCAAAGATTTCAGTATGCTGATTGTCGTAACGATCATATTCCATGCCGAATAAAGCGTTAAGACCAGGTTCTAACTCTTTTACGAGTTGCGCTCTTGATATAGCCATAATCTAATCTCCCTTACGCTAATCCTGCACCCTTTTGTCCAAATATGCTATTTTGAATAACTACTTGAACATTGGTTGCATCGGAACTTACATCGCTGTTCTCTGGATCTTGCGAAATATCAATCGCTTTCAGAGGTAAACCAGCAGTGGTCGCACCTGTTGTTACATCCAATTCTGCACCTGATATACCAGTCACAGTAGAACCTGAAGTTGTATATACGATGTCAAAATTACCAAATAAATCTGCAATAGGAAATGCAGCGTCACATTGAATCTCATAGATAACATTTGGGTCATCTATAATAAAAGCTTCAATGTCTGAAGCATTTGTACTTGCAGGATAAAAGTTTGAAAAAGTTTCCTTTTTCGTGGTTGGGTCAGTAAACCTACAACCATTGAATACTCCAACTATTGGAACAGTACCACCATCTGCGTGTACTTCAACAGTACCACCAGTGACTTGAGCAACCATGTCACCTTGGAAAATATTAGTTCCGTAATTGGCAGCGATTCTATATCGGCTTTGTCCACCATGAAAGGCTTGTCCACCTATCATTCTTAAAGGACGCATTCCAAAAGCAGCATCTTGATTTGCCATTTTACACTCCCGTAAATTTAATCATTTAAAATTTTCTTTCCACCAAATCGAACTTGTGATTTTCTCTCTGGCTTTAAGATCCTACCAGCAGATGATTCAGGTTGACTTGCCAACTCTTGATCATAAACTGACATTTGATTTGAAGTTTTTTTGGCGAAATATTCATTTCGACTATCAGCAACTTCCTCTGGGACTCGTGCCAACAATAAACCTCCTTGACCGATTACTCCAGCATTTTTGCCTTCATCAACCACAGGGGTGTCAAAATCAGGATACTCCTCTGCACGGACTAATTCATACCCTTCTCTTCTTCGTTTATAGACATTTTGCTTATCATCAAAGTCCATAACACGTTCTCTTATCCACCTGTGTTTATACCCCACAGGAGCTTCGGGTGCATCAAGGGTTTGAGGTGGCCTCCAATCATGTTTTCTTTCCTGTTTTTCACGAGTAGCAGACTCTCGATTTGATCTATCAGCCATCTTATGCTCCTTTTTGCAATTTTAATTTTTGCTGTGCATATTTTTCATATGGCACACCAAGTTTGTCAGCAGTTCTTCTTTCACTTTCGCTTAGAACAACTCTCTGTTTTCGTCCAGTTTTGACAGAAGCTCTGCCATTTACAGGTGCAACAGTTTGGACATTACTATTGCTCTGATCTTGTGGAAACAACTTAGCCATCTCTTTATCTATTTCTTCATAATATCTGTCATCTGTAGCATCATACATTCTTGATACTTTTTTATCAGCTAACATCAAAGCTAAGTTTTTTTCTATTTCTTCATCTTTACCATACCAAGGGTTTTTAGCTATCCATGCTTTTATCTTTGGGTTGTCTTCAATAGATGGTTGTTTTACTTCTTGCCCTTGACTGCTTTGTCTCTCATTTTCTTCAGTTGACTTTGCTTGTTCTCTTTGTTGCTTGAGGACTCTAAGTCTTTCTTTTTCAATATTGACTTGAGTAAGTGCAGAATTTGCTTCTGCAATTTTTTCAACATCTTGAGCATCATAAGCCTCCTTTAACAATTGCTTAACTTGAGCTTCTTGAGATTGAATCCTTGTATCAAACTCGTTTGTGTAGCCATTAGTATATGTTTCAAGTTGTTTTTTAAGTTTTTGATTTTCCTCTTCAACTTGTTTGCCATATTTAATAGCGTTGTTCATATCATCTTCTGCAGCTTTTCTTTTTGCAGTTAGTGCATCAATCCTCTTTTGAACTTTTTCACTATAAGATTCATGTTCGTCAGACTCCTCAGTCCGAACAATTGTTTGCTCTTTATTTTCAGATTGAGTTTCTTTTGAAGTAGTTTCTTGATTCTCATCAAGCTCCACAACAAATTCATTCTCGTTAGAGACCTCTTCTACTTTATTTTCTTGTACTTCATTCATCATTACCTCCACTATACATATGAAATATCTGCTGGGTCAAGTATTGTTGCTATAATATTATCGTCATTTATAATTCTTAGCTCAAGACCATCCACTTTAAACCTATTTCCAGCATATCTACCCATAAGCACCCAATTCTTCTCAGAACAGTATGCTCCATTTGGGAATTTATCAGAATCTTTATAAGCATCTGGACCTAGCTTAACAACGTAAGCTACAACTGTTGCAAAAGATTCACGATCCCTTGTTGCATCAGGAATAATTATTCCTCCCTTAGTCTTCTCAGACAAGTAATAAGGAATTACTAGTATTCTATATCCTGTTGGTTGAGGTAATCTCTCTAATACAGATACATCTAGTTTTGATGGATCTTTAGAGTTTTTGTTGGCTTCTTCTTTGTTATCAAAAGCTTTTGATATAGCTTTTGGGGTCGGATTAACTTCTTTAGCTTTTTGTGCCAATATCCGATTTGGCACATACAACTTTTTAGTCATCTTCTATACCTTTCATCGAGGTTCTTAGTTCTTCTTCAATCCAGGTTAGACCTCGTATTTCACCTGTTATTGCTCGATAGTCCTCCATAGATCCTATCGCTCCATCAGCCAAAGAGTCACTTAATTGTTCTTTTCTTTGACGTATGTTCTTATACAAATGCTCTGCTAACTTAACTCCGTCCATAATTAATTCCAATGTGTAACATATTTACTAAAATCTTTTTCTTTAACATATAATTCATTCGTTGCTTGATCTGTAACACACATTTTTTCTTTTGTCATTTTTTCAAAATTACCATGTATTAAGTAGTGCCAATCAGGTAATTCTTTTTTTTCATTAATTAACTTATATGCACAGGTATCAGGCATCCAATTAAGTGCATGTAAGTTTTGATAGCTTAAAACAACACATTCTTTTACTTTTTTCTTTCTGTTTTTGTAATCTGTGCATTGTGCTGTTTTAGTGCAAAGTAATTGACAGGTTATACTTGTGTAAAATATTTTACCTTTATCTTCTAATTTGATTAAGCAACATTTTCCACATCTGTCACATAAAGCTTCCCATTCTTTTTTTGAAAAATCTTTTAAATCTTTTTTCCAAAAATGTTTTTTTAACACGTTATAAATCTTCTTCTTGATACAAATTAGCACACATAGGACATTTATATTCTTTAAATTTATACATTCCTACAGTTGGTATCGGCTCTTCATGCACTATTTCTTTCATAGCTATTTTATGAATCCAACAGATTTTTACCTCTGCTTCTTGAGTCATTTTGTAAGACCTTTTTGCTTTTCATATGTTCTGAGTCCTCCGATTCCTAGCATGCCACCGAGGACAGTTAAAAGTGTACCCATTTCAAAACTAGGCAAATCTGGTATTGCCACACCAGCCATTGCGCAACCAAATATTATTAAATCTTTTAAAACAAAATGATAGGCAAAAGCAATCGCACAGACCCACCCAACTGCTGGTCTCCAGCCCCCTTTAAATATAGAACCACTTGCAGCTTCTGCTTTATTTATTTCTAACTGAGCAAGCAAAGCCTCCTGAGCATGTTTTTCAGACATGGTGGCTATCTCGTGGGCGAGTTTCGCTTTTTGATCTGCGTCTGGAATAAATTTATCTAAGAGTCCTGTAACAGGACCTATAAGTGCTTGTAACATGGCTACCTCCTAATATACCTTCACTTTTTCTGGATCAATATTTGGTATGAGTTTACACATACATTCATAATTTTCAACTTTAATCGGAACTTCTATTTTTTGATTGCTTAATCTTTCAGAATAATACAAGCAATCATTAATGTTTTTGAAGTATACACCACCATTGAAATTATCATTCAAATAACACATAAGCATAAATACAGTCATTTTTTTCTAGCACGTTTTAAAGACTCTTTTGCAGATTTAGCTATTCTAACTACTTCTGCTTTTTTCATTACTTTTGCCCTTTGTTCCATGACAGTAAGGATTTGAATTTTTCTAGCATAAGGCTTGTTAATTCTTTTAACTTTTCTAACTGTTGCACGAGCATCAGCAGGAGTTGCAAATTTAATCCTAACAGTATCTTTTGGATTTTCGTCAGTATAGAGTCTTCTTCCTGAACCTTTAGGCTTTTTTCCTGTACCAGTTTTTGGATCTTTTTTTGCCATAAAGTAATCACTTTTTCTTTTTGTTGCCTATAACACTTTTTAAAGATTTAGCTTGTTTTTTATGTAAAGCACTTGCCTTTTTTAAACCCTTAATAACTTTTTTTATTTTACTTTTCTTTTTTGGTGCTAATGCCATAATTATCTCCTTTGTGTTCGTGACCCATCCAAATACCAAAAACACCTGTCATAACGCCCATAACGACTGATACGAACGCAGATTGACTAGCAGTTGGTGAATCGAGTTGCATGAACCATTCTGCACATCTCCACGACATCAATGTACTTACTAGCATCATCAGTCTCGGAAGAATTTTCCATTTTAAAAACGTCTCTACATTCATTTTAATAAAATTTCGTTTAAACCAAAACCCTCTAATAATATTAACGTAAAAAATAATAAAAGAACACCACCTGCAATTAGTTTTCCACTAAAGTTAGTTGATCCTATTTTTATAGCAACAAACTCATTGCCTAATATTCTAAGAGACAACTCAAAACTGTTTTCATCAATTTTTACTTTTATTGGTTTTTCATTCATCTTCTACTCTCTTTGTAAACCCAAGCAAGGAAAAACAAGAAACCAATCACCGTGCAAGCTAACACAAAGTAACCTATGTATTCCCATATTTTTCTTATAAACTCTTGCCTAGCATAAACTTCTTCTTTTCTCTGTTTTCTTATTTCTGCTTCCATTTGGAGAATCTCGTTCCAAGAATTACTGCCATAATGAAAATTAATAAAAGTTTTAAGCTCTTGACGTTGAGCTTCTAATTTCTTTTTTGCTGTAAAAGCCTCAATTGCACTAGCTTCAATTTCATTACCTTTAAATAATTTTCTTAATGGTGAAGCGTTTTTAGCAGTTTTTTCTGCATTATCAATATCACTTAACGCTGACATCCAACGCCCTAAATCTTTGCCCATAGACTCTATTTCGCGTCCAGCTTGAAATCCACGTTTGATTGCGTTGAATGCAGTATTTGCTGCCGTTATGGCTACACCTATGGTTGCAGGATCAATGATAGTCCTCCATTAAAAAATACCTTTAAATTTTTGTGGTTTTGCTATATCAGAAAACTTTTTAATTATGCCACCACTACGTTTTTTTACTGGCTTTTTTACTTTTACTTTTTGGCTTTGAGGTTTTGACTTTTTTTTCCCTGCTTTCGACAATGCTATCGCTACTGCTTGTCTCTGTGGGTATTTCTCTGACCTCAACTTCCTTATGTTCTGGCTGATTGTTTTCTGACTCTTGCCTTTCTTCAAGGGCATCTATTACTCCTTCTTTAATGAGTCTTCTTTTTATTTTTTTTTGTTTTTCGACCTCATAAATTTTTTCTCTAACAGAACTTGACATAATTTATCCTTTCATTTCTTTAAGAGCAGCTATGTCTCTTTTTGTTTGATCGTTTTGATTTGCTATTTCTTCTTGCTGATCAATTCTTTGTTGATCAAGTAAAACATCATTTCTCTCTTTTTCTTTTTTAAATTCTTGCTCTACTTCAAATTGTTGTTGTCTTTGAGCTACTTCCTGTCCCCTTAATGCTAACTCTTGTTTTCTTATTGATACAAGAGGGTCTTCAGTCGGTGGTGGTGTTATTGATTGTGCATACTGCTCACTTATTTCTCCTGCTATTTCTGAAGCTCTAGATGCCACTTGATCTTGAAATTGTTTTATGGCATTAGGATCTTGTTGCATCATAGCTTGTTGCTCTGGTGTCATGTTAGCAGTAATCTCCTGTTGAGCTTGAATCTCTGACATCATAGCTATATGTTCAGATATATGACCCTGCAAGGTCATTACAATAGCTGCATTTGATTGTGCAATGGGTGTGGCTATCATTGCTAAATGTGCAGATATGTGTGCTTGATGGTTTTGTTCTGGAAATGCTTGTAATCTTGCACCTCTTAAAGCTTCTTGATTTTCTTTTGCAGGATTCATCGGCATAGGCTGTGGTGGAGGTTGTAATATCGCATCTATATTAGTGACACCTAAAGCTTCATACATTTTCCTGTATGCTTGATACATACCATTAGCTCCATGAATTTCAGGATTACTTTGAGCTAATTGCAGTTGTGTTTGTGCTAAAGCTATTCTTTGTGACATAGAAAATATGTTTGGATCTGAAACAGGCAACACATCAATCTTTTGATCAAAATCAGCTTGTTTAATTTCGGGTGGTGCGCCTGGTACTTGATACGGGTACATTGGAACACCCATAGCAAATATTCTTGCTAGTATTTTAAATTCTACTTTTTGTGAATAATGCAGACGTTTATGTATGGCAGACATGACTTTTGTACCACGTTCCATAATAGCCATCGTAGTTCCAACGGGTGCGTTACCCTGCATTTCACCAACCTTCATGTCAGCCATAGATGCAAAACGTCTTCCTGAATCAATTAAAGTGCCAAGTAATGAGTATAATGTTTGTGATGGCTCTTTAAATGGCAATGGCATAATTGCTTGACGTAAATCCATACCAACCATATCTACATCTCTAAACTCACCAGGATTAAGAGGTGTTTCATCATCTCTTATTCTTGCACCTCGTGCTTTAAATCCAGCAGGTAAATTAGATAAAGTCCCTGCATCTATTAATTGTCTAAGTATTGATGTCGAAGCTCTTGATAAGCCTCCTATCATATGTGTAAGACCAAAACCGTAAAAGCCAAGACCAGGCAAAAACTTATAGTGTACAAAGTAAGGTATTTTACTGCGTAACGGATCGGTTTCGTTGAAATTCCTTTTGATTGATAATACTTCACCAGATTTCTCCACTATTGTGACGATATAAGGCATTTTCAATCCAGTATTTTCGCCCATTTGATTTTGATCTTCAAAACCTGGCAAATCTAAATCGGTGTGTATTTCATATAATGTCAATTCTTCGTTGTAACTTGACTCTGAATGTATGCCTTCAATATCTTTAATTGTTTCTCTTACCTCGTTGTAATCGACTCCATCAGAGTCTGACGTAGGCAACTCAATATCTTTGTAAAACCCAGATAGTTGCAACTTTCTTACTTCATTAGAATCCATGCGAATAACATGACATATTCTCGTAGCAGTTTTCAAATCTGTCGCATTGTAAGGAACTATAAGATCCTCTGCGTGAACAAATTTAGATACTGCTCTTTGCAACGTGGGGTCAAAATAAACTTTTTTAAATGATGAACCTACGATTGGGAGATAAAACAACATTTGATCTAACTCAGGATCATACTCTTCCATCTCGTAAGTTATTTGATAATTCATAAAATTTTTAACACGTTCAGCCTGTGCTACTATTTCAGGAGTTTCTTGTCCTATAATGGCTGTCTTAACAGGACCTCCAGCAGGTAGTAATTCTCTATAAGCCTGTGCTTGAAACTGTGTAACAGATTCAGCAAGTAAAGGATGAACAATACCAGATGCACCTTCAAATGGTTCGGCTCTGTCTTCATAGTTCATACCGAGTAATTCTAAGCCACCTTTGTATTGATCTTCCCATTCTTTTCGTGAGTTTATATCTTCTTGTACTTCATTGACCATCTCAGATGATATACGACCAAGCTCTGTTTCATCAATAAATTCTGCAAGGTTTGCATTAAAAGGAACTTGTATAGGAGCAATCTGTTCTTCAATTTCTCCAATAACAACAGAACCATCATCCATCTCTGTAATGTTATCACCTATAGGTGCTTCTTCAATTTCAATAGATGCTACGCCTTGTGGTGCATCTAAATTCTCTATTCCGTCTACCTTTTCAATAGCCATAATATTACCTTACTGTAAATCCAGTTCCTGCTCTTGCTATGCCTCTACCACGACATATATTCTTACCTTTTTTGCCTTTAACATCACCACCATACTTAAACTTCTCAGCTAGATCTGCATCCATGTTTTTTTGTACAGACTCAGGCAACATTGAAAAACCTTTGAACTTTGGTGGAACTGCTTTGCCTTTAGTTGCCTCACCACCACCTTGCATCTCTTTAGCTTTAACTTTATCAATGGCTTCTGCTAAACCACCATCTTTCTTTTTTATTGCTAAAGGAACATCAGTACCCATAATCTTTTTTAAAACACTCATTGGTATAGGTTTAACCTTTACAGGATCTTTTATTATACCAGGTATTTTAGGTCCCATTTTTACACCACCAGTTTTTTTTGCCATTTTACTCTCCTGTTTCTGGGTTAACCATAATTGATTTTGTCATGTCTACAACTCCACCATCACTCATCATTTTGGGCATAATCATGTTTTTTTCTATATTCATCCCTCTTGGATTAGTAATGCTTGCACTTTGCACTGTCATCTTTATTGGTTTTGTTTTTATTTTTTTTGCTTTTGAGCCAGTTTTTTTCATCTTTCTTAAAAGTGCAGCAGCTTCTTTTCTTGTCATATCTCCAAAGGGATCAGCAGATGCAAGACCACCTATTTTCAACAACTTTAATTGTTTCATCTTAGTCATATCAATAGGTTTTACTGGAGGTGGATCTGTAACCCTCTTACCAGCTTTTATCTTACCAAAGTTTTTGCCAGGTACTGGTTGCCCTCTTCCAGCTAACTCTGCGTAAGCTCTTATTTTATCTGCTTCGTCTGACACTATCTCATACCTTTGAATTTACCACCACGACCACCGATGACACCACCCATGTTCATCTTTTTAACTTTACCACCATCCATCATGCCGACAGGTTGCGCCTTAGTCATGTCCATAACTTCACCACCCATTTCTTTTTTAATTGGTTTACCTAATTTCTTTACAATATCTTGTAAATCTTTTGGAAAGCTGTCCATGCTTGGACTTTTTATTATTTCTAAAAGTTTATTTATATCTGTTTTTGAAACTGCTCTTCTTAAATTTTTATCTAGTTCACTTGGCATTAGTAATACTCCATTTTTCTTCTATAAACTGGTTCTTGTTCATCGTCATCAGGAGTAGTGATAAAACCACCCTGTCTAAATCTTAGTATAGCCTGTGTCATCGAATCTGCCAAGTCATCAAAATCTCCATGAGGAAAACTGGCACACTCCTCAACAACCTCCTCTGCAAAATTAGCATCTGGTCTCCAAACCATACCACTTTCAAACACAGGCGCACAAGCGTTCATTCTTGCAAACTTATCAGCACCCTTGCTCGGTGTAAACGGAGTAACAGGTATTCCCATACGTCTAAGCTCCTGTGTTAATGGTGTACCACTAGCTTTTTGCTCTATTAATATCATGTCAGGATCATATGCTTCGCACAGCTCGTTTGCTTTTTCTTTAAGCTCTGGAAAGTCCCATCTGCCTTTTTCGGCATCAAGCAAGATGATGGCATCTCCTTCTCCCTCAACAGGTGTAAAGATACCCCAAGTAGTAATAGCACTATAATCAGAACGCTCAGTTTTCGTGAAAGCTGTGTCATATGACTGTATGATATAGGAACAGACAGGCGGCTCAGAATGATCCCAAACATTCCACCACTCCCTTTTTATAATAGCCCCCTCTTCAGCAGTAGGGTTTTGCATATATTGTGAGTTCCATTTTGACACAGGTATAGAAGATTTAACAGCCTCTAGTTCTTCTTTTGACCAATACTCTTCCCACAACACATTTCCAGTGTCAGGAAATATGGCAGGAAACTCCACGACATCCCACCTGTCAGCACCACCTTCTGTCTGTTTCTGCAATACTCTTGCAGTCAAATCTTTAATACCCCAACGTGTCATCACAATAATAATAGATCCACCTGGCTGTAGTCTCTGCCTC